CCATAAAACCTGGGCCTATCATTGGAATGTTGTCGGAGAAGATTTTCCACAACTTCACACTCTCTTTGGTGGTCAGTATGAGACAATGTTTGAAGAGATTGATCGTATCTCTGAACACATGAGGTTCTTAAATGTAAAACCTCTCAATAGTTTAGAGAGAGTTGTAGAAGTTTCCAAAGTCAAAACTGGACAAAGTACAACAGATTGCCATAAAATGGTAAAAGATCTGTTAAAATCAAATCAAGATCTCTGTGATCTATTCACTGAAGTTGCTGAGGAATCAGATGCTCAGAAGTCAAGATCAACTTCAAATCTTGCAGATGATCTGAATGAGTCACATGGTAAGTTTGTCTGGATGTTAAGATCTTATCTTGAATCTTCTCCAGGTTTAAAGGAAGAAACTGAACAAGAAGTTACCGAAGAAATTACTGAAGAAGTAGAAGAAGTTATCGAAGAAACTACAGAAGAAATTACTGAAGATTGATTAATTAAAGGTATAGTACAATGTTAAGAGTAAGATGTAAGGTGTGTAACACCGAGTTGGAGTCGCATCCAACTAAAGTAGTATGTTGTGGATGTGATAATATGACACTTGTTAAAGGTGACACTATCACCGCTGTTGACCTAAACCAGGTTGTCATGTTAAACTTATTAAAGGAAAACAAAAAAGATAGTCTTTTCAGTCCATCTGAATTGGCTTTTCAAGAATCCAGAAGAGCTCGTAAGGTTCGTAAATTGGATTTTGAAGTACGATAGGAGAATTGGCCGAGTGGTTTAAGGCGGGAACCTGCTAAGTTCTTGAGGGGTTTATGCCTCTCCGTTGGTTCGAATCCAACATTCTCCGTTTGGAAAGGTGGCCGAGTGGTTTAAGGCAACTGTCTTGAAAACAGTCGATGTGAAAGCATCCGGAGGTTCGAATCCTCTCCTTTCCGTTTAAAAATATTAAAAATTTAATTATTGCTTAATGAGTGTTTCGTAATGAACACAAAAGGATGCCTTTTGGGCTTCCATAATTATAATATAATTATGTACAAATTAGTACCTTATGGATCAACATACCTACGAAAATTGGGTGAAGATCAAAGAGACCTTTGAGGCCTCAGGTAACATGGATAATATGTTCTATAAAAGAGCATGTGAAATTATAAAAACCAAAAAAGATCCTTTAGCTAAGTTTCTTGGAGATGAGAAGTGATGGAACCTCAGAACGAATTAGTAAGTCGTGAAGAAGTTCAGGAGATGATTGATGACGCAATCCGTAGACACAATCGTAATGCTTCAATTATTAGTATGTGTGTTGGTTGGGTGGTTCTTTCTTTATTTGCTGAGGGACTTCTAAGACTTATCGGAGTTATTCCGCCAGTGCTGCCATGGCTCAACATTACCCTGAAATAATCGGTATCGTTTTTCTATTAGTATTTGCTGCTACAATGTTCTATCAAGGAACATGTATTATGAGAAATCAAAGAGGATATTCCCTCAGAGATTATATGAAACAAGATAGTACAAACATGCGTAAAAGAATAGAAGAGTTATTAAAAGACAAATGACATCTCTAACAGAAGAAGACCTAAGAGAACTACAAGAAAGAGTCACCGAACAAAAAATGATTGAACTCTTTGAAGAACCATCTACTTACGAAGACGATGATTATGGAATGGCAGGATCTTGTTAATTTTCTTGGTAAACAACTTTTGATTTTTACTGTGTTTATGTGTGGTCTTATTGTGGGATATGTCTATGGCCTTAGAGAAGGAGGTAGTTAAATATGAATGGTTTAACTTTATCTAGTATTTGTATATTTGGATCAATTAGTTTATTTGTTATTTGGGGATTAAACAATGCTTATCCACATTAGGAGGTAGTATATGAAGATTTTTTTAGATACGGCTGATGTTTCATTTATCAAATCAGCGTATGAAACGGGAATAGTTAACGGACAACTTAGAGAGGTTATTCAAGAGATTGCAACAGAATTTCCAAATCTAGAAAGTATTTCTGCGGAGGTTGTTGCAGATACTTCAGAAGAAATGCTTACCCAAGCAAAAAAATATTATACAATTTCTCCAATTGTTACAATTAAAGTACCTTGTACTGTAGAAGGACTGAAGGCATGTAAGTTTCTTTCAAATTTAGGAATCAAAACAAATGTTACTTTAGTATTCTCAGTTGCTCAGGCAATTCTTGCATCCAATGCAGGTGCAACATTCATCTCACCTTTCGTCGGTCGTTGGATGGATAACTCTGTGGATGGTATTGAACTTATCCGTAATATTCGTAAGGTATTTGATCTTTCTAAAACATCTACAAAGATTCTTGCAGCATCCCTTCGTGATGTGAGACAAGTAGAACAATGTGCAATCTATGGTGCAGATGTCGTCACGATTCCTCCAGTGGTATTCTGGGGAATGTATAAGAACATTATGACCGAGAAGGGATTGGAACTTTTTCAGAAGGACTGGGAAGAGGTGTTGAGTTCTGTTAATGAAAGTGAAATCTGAACATCAGTGTTGGCATTTTGTAATGTCTTCTTTTGCAAGAATATATGGAGTTCCTCGTATAAAAACTGACGAAAGGATACATGCGTTTGCATTACAATGGTGTGATGATCATAACTATATTTGTGATATTCATCGTGATAGTTTGAATAAAGTTGATGCATATTTTAGACAAGAATACGAATCTTGGGAGGGTTAAATGCGAGTAGGACTTATCGGACTTGGAAGAATGGGCGAAGGTATGTCTCGTCGTATGATGAAAGCAGGAATAGAAGTTTGGGGTTATCGGAGAAATTATGACAAAGCACAAGAAGCATACGAAAGTGGGTATGTTAGTGGCATTACAACTTCTATACAAAGCCTTGTTCAAATAGTTAGATGTAAACAAAGTGGAGTATCTGATACTTATGGTCCAGGTATCTTCATGATGGTTGTACCAGCAGAAACCGTAGAGGAGACGATTGATGAGTTACTACGATATTGTGGTGAAGGAGATATTATTATTGATCATGGCAATAGCAATTTTAAAGACAGTCGGAAAAGAGCAGAACGCCTGGCAAAACTGGGTATCCAATATATTGATTGTGGCACTAGCGGCGGTGTTTATGGTCTGGATCGTGGATACTGTCTTATGGTTGGCGGTGGAGATACTGCAGTCGCCACTTGTTCGCGCATTTTTAATGCCCTCTCTCCAGGAATCGACTCTGCCCCCAGGACTCAATTTGACTCAGACATAACCTCTGCAGAACATGGTTGGTTGCATTGTGGTGGTCCTGGTGCAGGACACTTTGTAAAGATGGTTCACAATGGAATTGAGTATGGTATAATGCAGGCGTATGCGGAAGGATTTAACATCATTAAGAACGCCAATGCAGGTGCCCAGTATGTCAGAGAAGGAGATGCAGAGGTCGCCCCTATGGCAGACCCAGAAAGTTATTGTTATGATATTGATGTTGCTGAGGTGGCTGAGTTATGGCGTCGTGGTAGCGTTGTTGGTTCTTGGTTACTCGATCTTACTGCTGATGTGTTACGCGGCAATAGTGAGCTTAAACAATTCGCTGGAGGTGTATCCGACAGCGGTGAGGGTCGTTGGACGGTTACTGCCGCTGTGGATCTGGGGGTTCCCGCTCCTGTCATCACCACTGCGCTTTATGAGAGATTTAATTCTCGCGGTTTGGGTGCTTTCGCGTCCAAAGTTTTAAATGGTATGAGATTTATGTTTGGTGGCCACCATGTCAGATAAGGAGGTTTCAATGGAACGATTCAAAGATTTTTCGGAGTATGAACTGCGTCTTCTTGCGGATGCAGTTTGGGTAAGACAAAGACACCATATTGCTGGAGACAGAAAGTTCAGAGAGTATGGATCACTTCTTACCGAGATTCAAAAGTTGGTAAATTATCAACCAGGAGTATTCCTATGAAAAAGTTCAATGATGTAGTTCTATCAATCACGGTAGCTATCATTGACTTTCTCTACTGTGACCTACCTATACAAAGATTCTGGGTTCTGGAAACAATTGCCAGAGCACCCTACTTCGCTTTTCTCAGTGTTCTTCATCTCAGAGAATCACTAGGTCTCCGAGACTTATCACACTACTACTTAATGAAAGAACACTTCGCACAGACACTCAATGAAACCGAACACCTCAGAGAAATGGAGTCGCGTGGCGGAGCAGACCGCTGGATTGATCGCGTTTTCGCTTATCATTTGGTTCTCATCTATTATTGGACTATGGTGGGTTATTATTTTGTTGCTCCTGTGTCTGCTTATCACCTGAACTCAGGTATTGAGTTTCATGCAACAGAAACTTACTTAGATTACTTCTGGGATCATCAGGATGATGCAAAGATTGCAGAGATCGCAGTGGATGAAATGAATCAT